TAGTTTCTTTGTTAAGTCTCAATAAACCTTGATTCAAGCTGCCAGGATCAGTACCACTGTTAAGTGGTTTAGCAAATGTGTTCATTCCAGCAGCTATTAAATCGTCAATTCTTGCTTTTCCACTAATTAATGCTGCGGTTGCTCCGTGTCTAGCTTGTTGTTCATCTTCAATTGCTTTCCGTTGTCCGCCAAGAACTTTAGTAACATCTTCAAATGCAACTCCCATAGCTTTGGCAGTTTTAACTGCGCCTTGATATGCCGTGTCATTTGACTCAATGTTCTTTTTCATTACATCGGCTGCTGCGCCTGTGCCAGATGTCGCTACAATCATTAATGATTCGTTTCGTTGATTAGCCATGTTGCCAATCTTAGCAGTTTCCATGGATGCTTGACTGGCTTCCATGTTACCTCGGGCCAGTGCTTTTGCTGATTCAGCAGTGCCACGAGCAGCATCACCTAGTAGGCCCATTTGCATGGCTGCTTCTTGACTACGAACAGTACCAGTAGCAAACATTTCTTTAAACAATTGACCAGTGCCCATTGCTTCTGCTTGTAACAACTGTTTGGCCATGCCCTCTCGAGCAGCTTTTTCAGCTTCAGCACCTTGTTGTATTCCAATCAAACGGAATTTGGCTTCCATCTGACCATCTACTTTGGCCTTTTCTAACGTTGCTTCTTGTTCTTTACGTGACTTACCAGTTTGTTTGGCAATCAAATCCATTTCAGTTGCTAGTTCAGCAGCCGCTTGACTTGTTCTTAGTTGTCCAGCTACACTGGTATCAGTTGTAGACTTTTGAAATCCAATTTGCATTGCAAGGACTTCATTCAAGTCCTTACTGGTATAACCCATTTGACGCAGATTTTCAGTAAGTCCACTGTCAAAGAATGTTTTACTGAACTCTGTAAAGGCCTGACCGCCTTTGGCTACGTTACCGCCTAGACCAGCAAAGTCTTTAGCACTCTTAGATTGCACTGCTGCAAATTCTTCAAAGCTCATGCGACTATTTGCAGCCGCAATGCGCATTCCTACAATGTCATTATTAAACGCATTACCAGTATTGCTCAATGTTTGAAATACTTTTTCGCCGCCGTTTACGTAGTCATACAAACCCCCAATGGCGTTGCCTAGCTTGGTCATTGGCCCAGTTACATTTTTAAACGGATCTGTGATACCGGCACCAGCAGGTGATTGAGCTGCTCTCAAAGCTGCAAGGTCGTCTGGATGCATGCGGGGTTGTGTTGTCATTATTTTTTTCCTAGAAAACTGCGTACATAAATACTCAATATATTTATCGGAGTATCAAATGACGGCTAATAACCCTTTACAGAAGTATTTTAGACAACCTAAAATCTATATGGCACTGCCCAGCAAGGGATTGTTTTATCCACCAGGTTCACTGTTGGGCGATTATAACAATGTTCCAATCTTTGGAATGACTGGCATGGATGAAATCATTATGAAAACTCCAGATGCCTTGTTTAATGGGGAAGCAACTACTAAAGTTATTGAAAGTTGTTGCCCTTATATTCCTGATGCTACAGTAATTCCCAGTACAGATATAGATGCACTATTGGTAGGTATTAGAATTGCAACCTATGGTGGCGAAATGGAGTTGACACACAAGTGTCCAGCTTGTACCGCTGAGAATGAGTTTGTAGTTGATTTGCAAAAAATACTGGATTACTATAGTAGTATTAATTTTGATGGCAAAATAACCGTTGATGAGTTAACTATTACTATCAGACCCTTATCTTATGCAGAAGTCACAGCATTTAATATGGAAAATTTCAAATTACAAAAAATGCTCTATCAGTTAAGCAAAGCAGAAGCTGCTGAAGACGACACTAGAACACAAGAAGTAAATGATTCCATATACAAACGCATTAGCGAAATGCAAGTGGAATTGTTTTTGACCAGTATTGATAATATACAAGTCAATGGGGAAACTGTTACTGATGGTGACACTATTGATGAGTGGTTGCAAAACAGTGATCGTAAATTTTTTAAAGCAATTAAAGAAAAGTTAGAAGCTAATAAAGAAATGTGGAATATGCCCAAGCAACACGTAACATGTTCTTCTTGCAGTAACGAAACTGATGTTGAAGTAACGTTGGATCAAGCAAATTTTTTCGCCAGAAGCTAATTTATACCCCAGACTCTGAGTTAGAAGATTTTATCAAGGGTCACGATAGATATGTCCATGATATAAAGGACGAAATTTATCGAATTAGCTGGTTTATGCGTGGTGGGGTTTCAGTAAGCGAACTACTGTTCAGTCTTTCTAGAGAAGATCGATTGATTATGAACGAAATTATAAAAGAAAATATTGAATTAACCAAGAACAGCGGTTTGCCACTGATGTAATTACTTGCTGTCTTTGCGACCAATTCCTTTGAATGGCTCAACATAGCCAGGGTCGCCGCCGGCAGTTCCTTTGAATGGGTCAACATACTTGCCGCCACCCATCATGCCGCTAACTTTGTTCATAACACTTGCGGGATCGTTTAAGTCCACAGCATCGCCGCTAGATTTGTATCCAGTAGGCAACTCTCCAGTGGCTACTTGAGTAGCGGCTTTGGTCACATCATAGACTTTACCAATCAATTCTGGTGCTGATCCAACTCCAGTAACCAAGAATCCCATAGTGTCATTTAACCAGTCTTTTCCACCACCTGCTGCAAACCAAGCGATAAGAGCAGCCTCAGTTCCTCGCTTGCTCAAATGCTTCATTACCTCAGCAGCATTAGGACTACCACTTATCTTTGTTAACCACGGAATTAGTTTTAACGGAAACGCTACTTTACTAATTGCCCATGCTCCAACTTTGGGGCCAATAACTGATAAGATAAATTCACCGCGTAATTTTCTAATGGCTTCTTGTTTTTGCTCAGGACTTAGGTTAGGATTATTTTCAATTTCTTCTGATTTAGTCCAATATACAATTGCTTCTTTAGCAATGCCCGCAGCATACATGAACCTAACAACAATATCAGCTTTATCAGCAAGTACAGTTGCTTTTAAAGCACCAGCAGCTAACTTATCTGCTTTAGCAGTATTTTTAGCGGCAATTTTTGCAGCCTCTTTTTCCCACCACGATGCAGATTTGGCTACATCGTCCGCACCTGTTGCAGTGGCTTTTGTAGTAGCTGTTGCTGCATCAATCGCAGCCTTAGAAGGTTTCCCAGCAGCAGCTAGATCTTTAATAGCTTGAGCTTTCTTTGCAGCGGCAGTAGCAACCTTCTGAGCATCGTCAACAGCTCCAGGAATAGCAGACCTAGCACCTTTAAAGGCATTATATCCAGTCTTTAATGCTGATATAATCCCAGCGTTTTCAGAAACAATTTGATGAACTTTCATAGTATTGTATTTATTATTCCAGTGGTATGTTCTTTGTGAGCTCACGCTCACAAGTGTTTTATGCTTCGCTTTGCTACGCATAAACACCTTTTCTTTAACTAAAAGTATTTAATAGAATTAACTGCGAAGCAGTTTAAATATTATCTAGATTGTTTAGTCACACTTGGCCCTGGCGGGCCAAAGTTTTGAACATTATCTGAGTTGCATAGTTCACTTAGCGTTGTGGCGATTGCAGAGGCGGTCATCCTGTACCTCGAGCCACGTCTTTATATGACGGCGGTTTGTGTAATATACGCTAACATACACACAAACGTAGGGAATACTATCCCTTCATTTAGCCTTGTAAATTTGTTTTAAACAGCAAAATCAGTTTATGGAAGGCATATCCGATCATCGTCCTGTTAAGGATAGTTGCTGAGTACTCTTGGCGGCTAGAGTTTTCCGTCCGGGCGTAATTAAACCCCTTGTCATGGGCACAGGATGTTAGCTAGTGCTTGCTTAATACCGCTTGTGAGCCTAAGATTTTAATATATGTGAGCCGTGTACACGCACAGAAATCTGTCCGTTATACCACTCGTCTGATTCTAACACTTTATTGAGGAATTGTTCTCTGGCCTCGATATAAGAGCATTGCGCCTTTGATGTACAGTAGTATAAAATTTCACGTTTGAAATTTTCTTTGCCTAAGAGTTCTATATCTTTAGATAAGTTAGGGCTGCTACCATAGTAGTCACGCCAATCACTATCAATTTTGCTTCTGATTTTCTTCTTTTTCTTGGAGCCATTCTTTAACTTAACAACTTTGTAAGTTGTTTTAGCGAATTTTGCAAGTTTTTTGCCTATGTACTTTTTGCCAGAGATTGTATTGGTTATCAAATATACGAAGCCTACGCAGTCTTCAGGTAGTTCTTCTATTTGTGTATCTTGATAAGTCCAATGCATCCATTATGTATCGGATGCTGGTGGCGTGCCTTGTTGTTTTTGGATTTGTTTCTTTTCTGCTTTAATTTGATCCAGTTCATGACGCCATTCTTGTATATGAATGCGTCTCAAACTGCATATTCGCCTAATTTCGCTGAGCCAGTATCTAGTTGCAATACCGCTACGCCGTGTGCCTTTAGAAATCCATTTCTGGTTTTCTCTAAAATAATTGTTGAAAGCGGTCATGAGCTGACTATGCAACTCTTCATCACGTTTCACTTTTTAGCCTTTTTAATAATGTCTATTGTTACATCATTGATTTTTGAATCTTGAATAGACCTAATATGCAAGCGTTCTGCACAGTTTCTGATATCGTCATACAATGCTAAATCGCCTGTTTCTTCCAAGGTTAACTTTGCAACTTCGTGCAAGACAATAACAGCATCTATAAGCGCCATGTTTCTCATTCAGTTACCTCTAAGTCATTAGCATAACTGGTGTATCCATTTTCTTTAATGACTCTTAGCACATTGTTAACTCGCCCAATTAGTTCGTCTTTGTGGCTAATCAAATAAATGTTTTTATTGCGTTCTCTGGCCATCTTTTTCAGCACTGCCAGCGCACCTTCAACACCCGATGCATCTAGTCCGTTGTCAATAAGTTCATCAATGAACAACAAATTAATATTCTGATACAAACTTTCCCATACATCACGGAATGCCCACGACAACGACAAGATTAAACGATTACGCTCACCGCGTGATAAGTTGTCAAAGTCTAAATCTTGACCAAGTTGGGTAATTTCTACAGATAGGTCATTTTGAAATAGCACAGTATGCGGCAATCCCATCTTATCAAGATAGTAAGTGAGTCTATTATTCAAATATGCCAAATTTTGATCAATAATTTTCTTACGTATAAAGCTATCCTTGCTGGTTAACAGTTTTAACAGAAAATCTTGATGATCTCTAATACTTGATAGCTCGTTTACGTGATCCCAACTTACTTCTTGTATAGCAGTATTTTTTAATTCGTCAATTTGTTCTTGGTAAGGGTCAATTTCGTCAGCCCTTTTAACCAGCTGGTCTTCTAATGTAGTTAGGTTGTTCTGATGTTTAAGTGCTTGCTCAACAGAATCGTAATATGTATTAGGTCTCCCGTTGATTTCGCCAATGACAGCTAACTCTTCTTTAACTTTGTTACAATCTGCTGTTACTTTATCAAGATACTTTTGAGCTTCTGTTATATTTTTAGTAGCAGTTGTAGTAAGTTCTTCGTGCTTATGATCGTGCAATGCTTGTTCGCAAGCATGACATGTTTTATTTGCTAGACTTTCTAACTCTCGTGTATATTTTGTAACACTTTTTTCTGCTTGCCCAATTGCAGACTCTAAAGTT